GCGGTTTGATGAACCGCTCTACTGGAGTTATCTCCTTAATCCAGACAGTGTCTATACTCGTTTAGATCGTAAGATCTAATTTAGTGGATATACTTAAACGTATTACCCGCCGATTAGATGGCAGAAGTCTTCTTAATCAGAAGCTTATCAGGCTCCTTGAGAAAGAGTCTGTTCCGCCCTTAAGGAATGTGGCTCCTTTAGTTCTGTTGAACTAAAGGGACAGCAGTTAAGTTGAAGTCCTCTATACGTAAAAAGTAGGTATATGACTATACTAAACATATATCAATTAAGATCATATTATATGAACTCAAAAGAAATATGAATAGTAAAATTAACTTAAATTACATTATAAAGAAATATAACGTAATTGGACGTTTATTTGTCATTTGTCAAGAGAGTTGCCCTCGATTCTTTAAAGATATTAAGAGAATCGAGAAACTCTTGGACCCTGCTGCTTATCTTTACGATAAGCTAGCTCTCAATGTTTCAGCAGAAGGTTTAGAAGGTATCAATCGTTTTAAGACGGTTTCTGAGTACATGATTCGACTCAGATTAGGTGAATTAACACCAGATATTCCTAGACCTACCATTGACAGGAAACATATATTGAAGTTTTGGTCTCTTTATAAAAGATGTCCAAAACATCATGATTGAGATATTTTCTTTCTCAGTGTCATGAACCTTCATAGAATATATATTCTACAGAGGGATTTCAATATTGATTCTGTTGTCTCTCCTTATACAGGAAAGAGTATCTTCTCTTGAGAAATAATGAAACTCTTGAGAGATACTTGAGTAACATCCATGCTAATCTCCCAACGTTCGAAAGAACGGAAAGGAAAGAAGTCTTGATCCTATCAAGATAATTCTTACAAATGTAAAGAGTTAAATTGATATGTTTCTATGAAGGCCGGTCCAAATGGACGACCTGCATTTAAACAATGGATAAAAGACTGATTAGCCGAAACCAAGTGAGATTCAGTTCATCTAGGTTTATATCTTTGATATAAAAGTCATACTTACTCTAATCAAGAGCAAGTTGACAGCCTAGTGCAAAGGTTAGAGG